GGTCAGCAGTGTTGCCCAGGTGACCAAGTTTCCGGTAATAGAAACATCGGGTGCAACGACCTCGGTCAGCGGCACTTTGATCAGCGCGCGGACACTGCGGTGCGAGGGCCGATCCCAAGTGTAATTACCGACCGCGCCATACATACTGGCAAACGCCACGTTGGGCGGAGTGTGAATCAACAGCACGTTTCCCACGGTGAGCACGAGCTCGATCGCCTCGCGCTCGGCGACAGTATCCGCCCACAGGTGCAGGGTCACGGTAGCCGGCGAGGACACATCCTGGTAGGCAACCGAATCTTTCTGGGCGTGAATGGCATAGGTACCCACCCGGGTAGTGCGCTGGTTGTCGCTCCAGTCCACCATGGTCACGCTGCGATTGAGGTAGGGCGCTTCCGGTACCTTGAGCCACACCGCCACCATGTAGGGCACGATTGCGGCCGTAGTGCGCGTGACGTAGCTGGCCGGGGCGAGCGCCACCATCGCGCCGTAGGAGATGGCGCTGCTTCCGCCGGTGACGACGAATGCCCCTGAGGCCACCGGCGTAGCGGTGGGAGTCAGCAGGTAATCCCAGACCAGACCTGCGCCCGAGCCGAGGCTCGATGGCGTATCGCCGATCTCGGTCGCACCAGCCAGAGTCGCCACCGAGGTCCAGGAGGATTGCCGCCAGCCGAGGTAGAGCACCGCAGCCCAGCTGGGTTGATAGGCGAACAACCCCGGGTAAGTGATGTTGGCGGCGCTGGGATTTTTTTGGTAGGCCGTGGCCGCCGGAATCAAATCCAGGTTTCGGAAACAAGCCATCTGCGCGATGACGTCGGCACCGGTCACACCACCGGATACAGTAACCGTGGGGGAGGATTCGGATGCCGCGCTACGCTTGCCCAGCAAAGCCCAGTTATCCGCCGCGAACACGGACGTCCAGCCGGCCGGGACATTGATAGACCCTGCGCCAGAGTTACGGATCGCCACCCAAATCAACAGCAAATCACCTTCGGCGAATCCGGCGGGAATGGTGGGAGTCACCGAGTTGTTGTTGGCGGTGACTGCCGCGCTGGAGCTCACAAAACTGGGCGCACCGGAGTCCACGGCAGTAGCCCGGTAGTAATTGGTGACGCCAGGCGAGAACTCGTAATCAGTCACGCTGGCACTATTAGAGACTACGCCAACCGCGATGCCACCACGAACCGATGACCAATGGATCTGATCAGTGCTGCGCTCGAAGATCACCGTATCCACGGTGGTCGCGAGCGAGCTCACTGTGACAGTAACCGAGCTATAGGTATCCGTGTACACGCAGGTGAGGACGAGAGACATCAGACGATCAACCCACGCCCCATGCGCGCCACCGTGGCGGTAGCCTGGTCGCTGCGCTTAATCTCATGCTGGACCATATCGCGCAACTCCGTCTCACCAATTCGCACATTGACGAATGTATGACCCGTGTTCACCTGGGGTGAAACGGACCCGCCACCGCCGCCGCCCATGCGAAGGATCTCCGGCCCGCGCTCGCCCACGAGGTAAGAGTACCCGCCGAACACCGGTCCCCCAGCTGCCCGGCCACCACCGAACAGGTTAGAGACGAATCCGGTAATACCATTCCAGATGCCGCCGAGGAAACCGCCGAGGCTGAAGCCACCGGATGATGAACTACCGCCTGATGATCCTGTTCCTCCGCTGGTGCCGCCTGTTGCCCCACCACCGCTACCGGCAATGGCCGAGGCACCGCCCAAGATGCCGCTGATACCCGAGATGATCGGTGCTATGAAATTGAGTATCCCGCCTAGCATGTTCGCGAAAACAGTCAGCAACGGCGAGATAGAGATCAAGATATTAGCGAACGCGGTAAACAGGCTGATCAGGGTGGGCATTAGATTCTCGGCCAAGTTGAGCAGTGGTGTGCCCAGCCCGGAAAACGCAGTCATCCAGCTTTGGATGGCCGAGACCACTTGGGGCTCAGCGAGGAATGCCATAAACTTGTCGAGCAGGGTGCCCATTGTGCTGGCGATAGACCCTAATCCATGCTCAAGGATCGGGAAGTAAATCGCCGCCAAGTTGTTTAGGCCGCTGGTGAAGCCAGACCAGAAGTTTTGCTCAACAATGCCGTACAGATTCTTCAGCTCTGGTTCTAGTAACCGGATCGCGGCTACCGCGTCTTTCATCGCTGGCGCCATATTCCTCGTGGCACCGACGTATGTCGCGGGATCTGTAGCGGTCAAGGCTTGGGTAAAACCGGTGAACGCCATCGTTGTGACATTGAGTGGATTCACCAGAGCCAACAGAAACGCCGGCATTAAAAACAGCACTTTTGCGAATGCCGTTATACCGCCGACTACAGTTTTCAATAATGGCTTGAAGTTCAGCCCCAGCGCAGAGACGAACGCCTTACCGATATTGGTGACTGTGCCGCCGAGGCGGTCAATCAATCCGAGTGCCTGTTGAGTCGATGAAGTCAGCCCAGAAACCGAACCAGCAAAATTGATCATGATGGTTCGAGTGGTGCTGTAGGGCATCTACTGACCCCCGAACCAGTTACGCGCCACCAACATACTCATAGTGCACGACAATTCTCTGCTCAGCCGAGCTATCCCCAGGTTCCTCCAATTCCCCCGGCTGCGAAAAATACAGATGCTGGGAACGAAAATCCCCCGGCTGGGATCCAATCTGGGTGATCCAAGGTTCTGTCATTACATCAAAAGATCCGCTGTATTAGCAGCAATGGAATCCACGTCACGACCGATGCCGCCGGCCAGGTCATCACCCGGCGGGCTGTTGACTCCCTCGGCCGCGAACTGGCTGCCCGGCTCGATCTGGCCCTGCGCGCTACCGGCGGGTTGCTCAGCTTGTTCAGCACCGCTTCCCGGTGCTTGTGCTGGTGGCGGGTTGGCCGCAGCCCAGGACGCCACTGCGGGGAAAAACCAGGGTCCGACGTGGAACTGCTTGGGGGCGTTGTGTTCTGAAGGCCCCGCGAGCGCGCCGGCTGGGGTTCCGCGCGAGCCCACCGGCTGGCTACCACCGGCGGTGACGGTGTTGGCCGCCGGGTCGATGGTCACCGTGCTGGCGACCAGAGCTGCCTGCCCGCCTGCTGCGCCGCCAGCTGCGGCCACCGCAGCCAAGAGGCTGTAGTCCGCGTGCACGAGCTGAGCAGCAAGGTAGCCGCCGCCGCTGATGTCGGTCCAGGCATTGACCTGCTGTGGCGCGTCCTGCCCCTCCAGTGGCTGGCGCGGCTGCCAGGGATTGACCGTGGGGCCAAGGGGGTTGGCTGGCGGTCCGGCCGGGCCGGATGCGGGGGCAGCAGCGGCTTGGCTGATTCGGTCTGGGGTAGAGCTCACGGCTTGCTGGAGAGCTGGCAGGGCGCCCGCAGCCGTCTGATGCAAACTCATCTCGGCGGCTTGGCTATCGGCTTGGGTGCTCACGTGGTCGTCGGTGAGGTTCGGCCCGGGCGCCAGGCTGGTCAGTTTGGAGTCTGGCAAGCTGGCCTGCGCTGCCCCCGGCAGATTCGTGCCCATCGAGTAATCAGGCAGCGTCGCCAGATCGGAAGCCCCCTGCGCATCCGTGTCAGAAAACGAGGTATCGGCCGGCGTGCCGTCACTGGCCCAAGCGCTACTCGTTTCCGAATCCGAGTAATCCCCATCGAGCGGTGAGCTCATCCCGCCATCAACCGCCCTTCCGAGTCAGTATTTTTGGCGGTCTGGAGCATTTCAGCGGCGGTAATGATGGTGCGGTAATCCTGACGCCACCACGCCTCGGGATCGGTATTGGTCGCTAGCGCGATGGAAATCACGACCCGCGTCAGCGAGCCGTCCGGGTAGGGTTTAGCAAACGGTGCGGCAGTTCCTCCAGCAGATCCATCACGGCATTGGCAATGGTGTCGGGGGTTACTACGATTTCCATCATGGCTTTTTCGATAACCATTGCCAATTCGTCTCGGTCCAGTGCGGCTACAGTGTGATCCGGCTTGACCTGCACCCGGTGGTCATCGATCCACTCATCCAAGGTCGCCGGGAGAGTGACCAAGCGCTGGCGCTTGATAGCCATGTACACAAGGCTGAAAAAATCGTCACTGGATGGGTTCTCGGTGAGTTTACGCAGTGTGTGCCGGGGACTGATCCGTTCCCACAGCCGAATATCCCGCAGATCAACCCGTACGTCAAAGGCGTCACCGTCATCTGGGATGACCGTAAAAACCTGTTCACCGGAATTAGCAATCATCAGGTTGACACTCCCAACGCCACAATGGTGTAAATGACCGATGTTCCCGAGCTGGAATTGGCGATTGACAGCAAGTCTGTAGTGCCGGAACTTACTGGATACCCAGTTGAGTCCGTGGTGCCGGTCAGCCACAACACCGCACCACCGGGCCGGATGTTAGTACTGTGCGTCGTCGCCCCAAACAACCCGGTGAGTGTTGTACCTCCCGCGCCGACCACCACGTTATTGGTGTTACCCAGATCGGCGGCTATCATCAGCACTTTGAGTCGGGCGAAGTTGATCGTACCGCCGAAAGGGTCGTGCAGGGTGCCGGCAAAGTCGATGGTCTCAGCCGTGCTCGCCGCTAAGGTCCGTTTATCCCACCAGCCCACATCAGCCAAGCCCGCGCCGGCCGCCAGCGCGCTGCCGACAGCTGTGCTCACCGTGTTGGACAGCACCGCATTAGCGGAGCCAGCGTTGAGGCTACCGGTGAGGGTGGCGGCTACCGACATACTCACCTGAGCGGTAGTGAGGGTCATATCGAATCCTTACCGTGGTGGTGTGTAAGTCGGGATACCAAGAATCAGCAGCGTTACCGAGGTCTCCTCGATGGTGCGAACATCGCCGCCCACACTGGGAGCTTTGACCACGCAGTTACCCGACCAGGTAACGTGTTGGCCCACGATGTCAGGGTGATGATCAAGCTGGAATCCGGCGACTGCCCTGGTATTCTGCATGAGATAATCGCTGATACCGCCGGCTCGCCAGTCACTGTAGAATTTCATCGTCAGTGACCAGTCGTCGTCAGTCTCGGTGCGAAACTCACTGGCCGCGCCAGCTCCGAAACCACCCGAACCGCCCTGGGAAACACCACCCCCATAGGTAAACGTCTTCACACCGTCAACCGTATTGTTATTCAGCATCCAGGAATTCAGCTGATATTCTCGGCTGACCCCCGCCAAGATAAAGGTGACAACCTTGAGCCTATTGCGGAGTACCGCGTAACCCGTAGGTGGAGGTATGGTCGAAAAATTCTGAATCGGTGGTGCGGTCATCTATTCACCTCCTTATTGGAGTTCCATCTGCACGGTGACCACATAGCACGGCAACCCACCTACTGGGCTGGGGTAGATGCCCGGCGCGGCCGACAAGATGACACCCGGTGTGCCCACCTCAATTGAGTTGCCCAGTAATGACACCATAGACAGCAGCGAGTCCTGCGCGTACTGATTAAAGGCCACGATGAGATAGACATTCCATTGTCCGGTAGTGGGTGCGCCGCCCGCGTTGTAGGTTCGCCAGAACAATCGCGGAGGGCCGATGACTATGGCCGGTGGGGAGATCGGCGAAACCACGTTGGTCAGTACCACCAGATCTGGGAAGGCTAGTTTTGCCGCATCCGCGATACACTGAGCACCAATTGCCACGGGAGTGAGTGGTATTGTCATGAGAACCCACCCGTGATGCCCAGTTGAATCTGGATATCTGGGTCTACGGACATCACTTGAGCGGTGCCGAATCCACCCATATTGACTGTGCCGTCCGGGCTCACGCGGCGGACGAACCAGCGCATGGCCAACCTCAGCGTGCCGAGCTGCACCTCCAGCGGCACCGTCCAGGATCCGTGGTAGTCGAGATCCCTGCGGCGGTGCTCTACCCAGCTCTGTGCCGCATCGAGCACCCGTTGCAGCGCCTCATCATCCCGGCCGGTCAGCGCCTGGTGCTGATCCAGCGTCTGATCATTCTTGAGTTCCTCCAGCGTGACCCAACCCGGCATGGCTTACTTCTTGCTAGTTGAGCTCGGCGGGCTGGGCGGTGGCGCGGGCGGAGCTGGTGGTGTGCTCTTGGCGCCCGAGCTGGCCGGGGTCGCGCTCGAACTCGCTGCCTTGCCGCCGGAGGGCGCGGGTCCGGGCGTCTGAGGGCCTCCTAGCGGGGCTCGCACCTCAGGGGTACTGGCGGTCTTCACTTGGGCCGGTGGTGTCGTTGAGCGGCCCTCTGGCGGCTGGCGGCTGGCGTCTACGGGTTTGTCCGCCGCTGCGCTCTGCGCGGCTTCCCGGGCTTCCAGAGCCTCTACGTCGACCCCCAGGGCGATCAGCGTCTTGCGGGCAGCCGTCGCGCGGTCGGTCTGGCCGTGCGCCTGCGCGATGCGCAGCTCAGCGAGATTCTGCCGAACTTGGCCCGATCTCTGGTACACCACCTGTAGCTCAGGATCAATCGCACCCTGAGCCACTGATGCGCCGCCGGCATCTAACTGCCCCAGTCCGCGCTGCGGTTCCCGCGCGGGAGGTGTCTCGTCACCGTTGTCAGCCATTTAGAACACTCCCTCACTCCGCAACTCGATCAAATCACAAACGCATAGACAGCCAGTGTGGCCGTGGGCGTACCAGTCCCGGCGATCGTCACCAACACTTGCCCGTACTCATGATTGGCGATGTAGCCGTATCCGAACGCCTGGACTGGTGGTGTCGGTGACGAAATCTGGGTGATCGCCGAAGCGGTCGTGGTGAGAGACGAATAGCTAGTATTGTCGTCCGAAGTCTGCAACACCGCGTCAATCGTCTGGGTGGACCCCGACACCGCCGTCACGATTATGTAGAACTGTAACCAGTTAGCCTCACCCGGCTGGCTGATCGGACCACTCGCATAGGTACCCGCAACCCGCCCAGTGACCAGGGGAATAACGAGATCAGAAAAGACCGGTTTGAGACTCATGTCACATCCGCCTCTTTAATTTCCATGGTGCCATTAGGCTTCCAGTTCCTGGGCAGCTTATGCGCCAAACCCAGATACTCAGCCCGCATGTAGATGGCCAAGCGCTCTTGCTGGGTCCGAGCTATCGAGACTGCGTGCATCAGATCGGGCACAGTGCGGATCACAGGCACGGCAGGCGACTCATCATCCATTAGGATGCGCTCCTTTCACACATCGCTAAATACACACATCTACGTCCCCACGATTGCAACCCAGGTGCGGACAGCCAATCGTTGAGCATTCGTCAAAGACAACGCTATGCGCCATTTAGTTGAATCCGTGGGATGTGGTCCACTAAAAACCTTCAACGGCACCACCGCGCTGGCGACCGTACCAGCGGCTAACGAATCAATAGGCACTAACGTCCCTGTAGACTCATCCCACACAGATATGACAATAGCTCCCGACCCAGCAACAAAGTAACCCTCCGGGATGCTCACATCAACATTATCTACATACGGTGAGCTATTCGGGGTATCAATGTCTTGCGTCAGTAAATCGTAGTTGAGCCCGCAAGAAATAAGCGCTACCGTCATACCACTCTCCATTCTAGAATGCAGGGGTAATAAGACCAGTTCCCGTGATCTTGCTCATGGCATTGGTGTACCTGGACATGGTGTAAGCGAAGTACCCGTAGAGGACCATTAAAATACCGAGCGATGCGGCCGCTGGTTGCTCTGCCCGAATGAATACGGGCGCTTGTGGGTCTTCCCATAGATGGCACTCGTCAGTTGCCACGATGTACATGGCATCTTGGTTAGTGTTAAGGGTGGTCGAAATGTTATTGTCGACCACTGCGGCCATTCCGTTTGGCATCATTCCGCGATAGCCTCGGCCGTAGATGGTGCCATAGTTCTCGCCACCGTGGTTTTCCGAGATGCCGGGCTGACCGAACAGCGGCCACTGCGCGGCCAGTTGGCTCTGGAGCCAGTACCAACGCCGGGAGTGCATGAGTACCACATCTGGCCGCGCGAAGCCCAGCAATGCTGCCTCGGAATTGGCCGCGCCTTGCAGGATCTTGGGCCAGATCTCAAGACCCGAAGGTGAGGCATCCGCGTACGCAACGCTCGCGGCTATCGCGTCAAGGCCGGTTACCGTTTGGTTGACCAGCGTGGTGTCCACGGCAGTCGCATAGCGCCGGAAAAGGTCATCCATCACCACTTCCTCGATACCGGTACCCCGCTCGGCAGCCTGCCGTGAAATGGTCTGCTGGCCAGCGGCCGTCTGGATGTTGATGGTGAGGATTGTGTCATCCGCATCGGTATTTGTGACCCCCAAGTTTTCTGTCGCCTGAATATCGACACCCGTGGGAGTAGTAATCCGCGAGATGTTGACTGTCATCCCTGTTTCGGGGAGGTCATGCTTGTTACACACGTCGGCGAACGGCCGCATAGGCGCAATGGCCGGCGCATAGAGATCCGTCAAGTACTGCGGAACGACCAGACCGGTAAACGCGCCAGTGCCGACCGCGCGTTGCAAGTACGGGGCTCGATCAACCGACTCCTCGTGCATATGGCGCTGCAAACGGCTGGCCGCCTGGTGGTCATTGAACAGATGTTGCCTAAGGACGTCCTGAAGAAAGAACGCGCCTTTGCGATCCCAGCCCTTGTGATAAGTGCGCTCCTCCCGATTCACCCGGGCCACGGCATCGTATTTCGGTACCACAGCACCGGTGCGCTCAACGTCACCGGTCTTGACTTCGGACGCCATCTCCTCGGCGCGGAGCTTTTTGACGTTGGCCAGCCGCTGCTTGATACCATCGATATCCGACATGGCATTATCGCGCGACAAGAACAGTTCGTCAACGCGGGTCTGCTCCTCGGCCGTGAGATTCGGGCGACCCTCAGCACGCGCGGTATTGAGGATGCCCTGAATCTCCAGCTTCATTTTCGTGCGGCGCTTGTGAGCGGTTTCTAATTCCAGCTCAGTGCCGGCCTCTAATTCATCAATAGTAACGGTGCGCGTCACGGCGGCCGTCCTCTCTAAATGTCAGACCGCCTGTACGGGCGGGGATTCTCGGGAAGGGCCACACGCTGTGGCCGATAGGGAGGGACGTTTGTTGCCAGAGTCGGCGTCAGCTCCATCATTTAAGATAGGCGCGCAAGAGTACCTCGACTCCGAAAGAGGATCTGGTATGCTGCAAGCCATGGAATCCGCGCCGCCGCCAGGGGAATGGCATCCCTGGTATCGGGATAAGCCATGGCTAATGAATTGGCTCAACGACCGTAAATCCATGAATTACCGAGTTTTGGTTATGCCAGCGCCACGCGTATCATTCGCGGATTATCCGTACCACCGTGATGGTCATGAGATATCACTCACGAAAACAATAGCGTGGGCACTGGCACCCTGGGCTGAGCAATCCTACGTGTACGCGTGGTATGTCGCTACAGACACCTACGGCCGTCAGATCGCCGGAGACAGCTGGATCGAGTACATCGAGAACTACGATCGATTCCTCGCGTGGGTCAGCGAGTGGATGATCTAGTCCTCGGCGGCCAGCAGCGCCGCGTGCACCAGCGAAATGGAGCGCCCCATGGGCACTACCGGCGCCTCTACGGGCGCGTGGCCGTTGCTGTCCCTGGTGACCTGCTCAGCCGGTCGGAATCGGCGATTGAGGTACTGCCACGCCGACCGAGCGGCGGCCTCGGGCCACTGATCCACCTGCTCCATCATCCGCTGTGCACTCTCACCTATGCGCGTGTTGGGGTTCGCGCCGAAGTTGACCGCTGACACATCGCCGGCATGCAAATCGAGCTCCGTCAAGGTAAACTCAGTGAAGTCGGATGACCATTGACCATCAACCAACATGGCCGCAAAAGACATCTGATCAATGCAGACATCACGGAGGGCAATGATCAGGTTGTTGACGTCGGACCGCAACGGATTAAGCCACGTCTCGACAGACAAACCCTCGGGCTGCACCGAGAGTTGTAGCGAGCCGGCTCTCGTGCGCGCCATGCTCAAACCCTCGTGATTCACCAGGAATGCAACATCGGGTTGGCGCTGGAGTGACGCGCTAAATGCGTCCTTAGCCACCCGTTCCGTGTAGGGTCCATAAAAATCCCACATCTCATAGGGGATGTCCGTGACAGACGCCACTCCGGAAAGATGCACCCATTCCGAAGTCATCACGTCAGGCGAGAGCCCCGGTGCGGCGCGCTCCCAAAAATCCTTGCCGCCGCAGGAACAGATCAGTGATTCGTCCGGGCAGTCGCATGATTGCCGGGCCAGCATTTGTTTGCTGGCTGTTATTTTCGAGCGGAAAGTCAGCACGCGCGGAGTATCTACATCAACAGGCAGCCGGTGCCGAGCTCGGCTGATGTCCGTGCTACCGGTTCCGTTGGTGAGGGCTTCCCGGCGGGCAATCGCTGCGCGCTCCCGGGAGATCGTCATATCGCTCAAGTCAAGCTCCCTTCGGGCAGCCAATAGCCACGATTAAATTGGATAGGGGGAGAACGGGCCTATTCGCCGATGCGGTCGAACCAGTCCATCACGGCACCCTCATGGACCTCGGCGCCGGGCATCTCGTCCTTCTCCTCCTCGCGGCCCTCCTCAACAATCTTGGCCGGAGAGCTAGGGCCATCGCCACCATCGTCTTTAGTGTCGCTACCCATCTCACTCGGCGTCGTAGGCTTGCCGGTATCGTTCGAGGCTGGGTTTTCGGCGTCCTGGTGCTCGGCAAGCGATGTCTCCCGCACCAGCGGAGCTGCGGTGAACACCGGTGGTGTGGTCAGCGTCGCGGCGCGCTTGGTAGGCACCTGTGCCCGCCGGGTTGGTGCGCCAGTCGCGCGGTGCATATGCTTTGTCATGTCATTCTCCCTTTCGCTGCATCTCATCGAGATCTACCGAAGTAGCACCAGGCGCATACTCAGTTGGCGTCACCGGCACACCTCGATCGTTCGGGGCTGCTTTCACCGCGTCTTGCTCAGCAGCCAACGAGTAAGTTCTCATAGGTCGCGCGGGTGGCGCTGGCGTACCCCGGCGGATCGGTGCGCCTGCCGTCCGATGCGTGTATTTAGTCATTTCGTATCCTCTGTCTCCAGGGACATCTGCGTCGGTGTCTTCGGCTCACCAGTATAGTTTTTCGCCGGGGTAGGACTCTGTATTTGAGCCAGAGTCGGATCCTGTAATGCGTGACCAACTCGGCGCGAAACCGTTGGCGGAGTACTCGTGCGGGAAACCGGTCGTGATCTCATCAGCTATCCCATCGACAAAGCAGTGGATTTATCCATTGGTTGATAGAGCACGGGCTGATCGTCATCCTCGATGTCATCAGGAACCGGTGCCGCGTCCGGTGGTTGTCTTTCCGGTGGCGATGATTGGAGATCGGCGGGTGTGGGCGCCGCGTCCGGTGGTTCCATCCCCGGCACCTCCTCGTGTACACGCGTATTGTCGTCCGAATCTCGGTCTACATGGCCCAAAGTTGGATCATGTTTGAGCGGGTCGTCCTCAGGGATATACATCGGCGCGGTATTGCCGGAACGGTCGCCATCTTCGTCATCGTCGGGTGCATGCGTTGAGGGCAACTCATCACTGGCGTCCGATGGGGTAGTCGGCAACGTGCCGCCAGTCATGTCCAACGGCGACTTGGCCTGATGCAGCGGCACGGTAGATGTACTCCGGTGCACGGGCACACCTCGGCGCGTCACGAGCCGGCGCGGCTGTCCTGCGCGGGTTGATCGGGGATCCATTTGCTACCCCTCTCCAGGTGCCACTGCGCCGCCCGGCTGAAAGGGAATGACAGTGGCGCCCGGGCCGTGCGGTTTCGGGTCTATGGGCTGCGGCGCTCGGCTCGGCCAGAAGCGATCGAACTCAGCCATTTGCGATTCAGTCATCGGCGGCAGATCCTCCAGCAAGCGGGCCTCACTCGGAGCCAGCACCCGAGAGGCTATCCGAGCTGCGATCACCTTGGCGCGGGTTTCCGGGTCCATTCGCATCAGTGCGTCGGTGTTTATCTTAACAAATTGTTTGTTTGGCAATAGTTTGTTGAGGCCATTCTCGCGTCTGATGACGGCCGGACCGAGGCTCATGATCAATAGTTGGAGGTTTCGCTGCACCACATTGGCATAGGTCACGCTGGACCCCGAGACAGCTGCGTCGATCAAATCAGCCGGGCAGTCCAGGAATCGCGCGATCTCGGCCAGTCCGATGCTGCGCGCCTCCAGCCATTCCATGCCGGTCTGTTCAGCTTGGAGTAAGTTGTAGCTCCAGTCTTTGCCGGTCACGAGCACATCGCCGGTGCGGATACTTTCTTTCGCACGGGCCTTGATGCCCTCGGCCTGATCATCGGTGATCGTGGGCAGTAGCTCGTTTTTCATATGCGCCCTGGGAATGCCACCGGTGGTAAACCAACTGATGGCGAAATCCTGGATGGACAAATGCTCACCAATGCACCAGGCCGCGTACATGATGGGTGACAAGCCGAGGTGGAATCCAGCGACCGTGTACTGCTTCGCATGCCAAATCTGATCTGGTCGGTAAGACTTACCCCGGATAATCCACTCCACCAGGATGTTATCGATGATATTGGCGCTCACCCAGGCCAACGGCACGAGATGAATCTCCGCTGGCAGTCCATACCCGTTGCGGGCGGTGACGATGCCCACCGAATTACCGGCGCGGTCTAAGTCAAACTGAGTGGAGTACATGAATTCGAGGTAATCGACTTCCGAGCCCCCCGGATTCAGGATAACCGGCGGGGATGGTACTTTGACGTGTGGTAATCCGTACTCGGCGCGGCGGAACACATCAACCGGAAACGTGCTGATGAGATTGGCCCGCAGCCGAAGACATGCCCATACCGCGCTGTGCCGTAGCGCGGATTCCGAGTTAATCATGTGGCCGGGGGCGATCTGCAATCCCAGCCTGTGCGGAATCACATCACTGGCTTGCGCGCCCGGGTATTCGCCCCAGTACGGACCCTCAACATTCGCCGTGCGCTTGAAAAGCAGGCTCACCGTACCTCCTGCTATACTGCGCAGCTATGAAGACAGATATGAGCCAAATCCCCGGGTGGGAAGGCTCCCAGGGACCATTCCCCTCACAACACGGGAAACCCCACGTCTACGCCAGAGACATCCATTCTGGTGCAGGTAACTGCGTTTGTGGGAGACAACCCGAATCAACCATGCACGTACCGGTACCCGCAGCCCCTACAGGCGGGTGGACCGCTGAGTGATTCACCTAATCTTTGGACAGCCAGGCAAATCGCCACCAGGTACGCGTGATGATCTGTGGTCGAGCCTCGATTGCCTCAGTGCGCGAGCGCGTGACCGGTGGTCGCTCCGGCGCGGTTGGTGGCGGAGCCGGCTGATTCGTCCGGTGATCCCACCAGGCCGCAGCCAGCAGTGTCGCACCGGCGGCCACGAAAAACCCGGGCCAGCGCATCAGCTCGAACGCGGCCACACCCAACCCAACCGCAATCGACACCACGGCTACCGCGATCAGGCACAGCAGCACCACCTCGTACACCACCGGGCTCAACGCCGAGCGGGCCGGCGCGGGCCGGCGCGGATCCATCTGGGTAACTGATGCTGGTGCGGTCAATGCACACTCTCCAGCGGGTCATAGGCCAGTGCGCCGTAGAGCACGAGCCCGTAGCGGGCTTGTGAGCACACCTTGAGTGGTGAGATGTCCAGGGCAGCGTCACGGCGGGCAAAGGCCCATCCACCATCACCGGAGTTGCGTCGCTGAGCGGCCTTGATGGCTGCGGCGATCTGTGGCTGCCCCAGGTGGCGTAGCTGGTCGCGCTCGGGCGCTTGGATGGCTGCGAGTAGCCCCATGTCCGCCTGTACCGCCTCGCGGGCGGTGAGCGGGGTGACCGTGACGCCGGCCTCGGCGAGCTCGGGCAGCAGCGCGCCGGCCGGTCCGGTGGCATCAACGATCCAGATCACCGGTTGCCACTTGTCGTTGAGCTCTTTGACCCGGGGGACGATCCACGACGTGCCCCTGCGGTGATCGAGCACACCATCTTTGCTGGTGATCTCTACGTGCGGGATACCGTCACTGCGATAACCGCAGACTCCGATCGAGCCGGAGGTCAAATCCTCGGCAACGTCGAGAGCGAACACCATGCCCTGGTGGATCTCGCTGTCCGGCTCGGCGAGCTGCGCCCAGTGCGCCAGATTGATGATGGACATCCCGGCCGGGTCATCCCAGGCGCAGAGCACTTCCCGGGCGAATTCGGCCGGGTCCATGCTGCGCAACGCGCGGCGGATGGTCTGAACGGTAATGCGCCGGCCGAGCGCGGGATTGGCCGCAGCCCAGGCTACCGGCATGTTGCGGACTAGTTCCGGGGCCTCGTGGTACGACTCATCCACCGACCATTCGTAGTAAGCGAGTTCCGGCTCGGCTTCCAAGGCCCGCACCCGGACTTGACGCAACGCGGTTGAGGTGATCTTACCGGCCATGGACACATACCAGATCTGCCAATTAGACCGAGCGAACATGATGGGCATCATACCACCCACCATTTCGGCGGTCAGCGCGAAAGCCTCATCGAAAAAGATAACGTCGTAACCGGCCCAACCGCGTGCCGCTGAGGGGGTGCGCGCCACGAAATCGATTCGGGCTGACTCGGCAAAGCGGCGAACAGATTTGGCGTCGGCAGCGAGGATAATGGTTTTCGGGGCCTTGAGGACAATGCTTTGTTCCTCATTGCTCATGCGGATCTGCTTGACTTCACGATCTAAGTCAGGCACCGACTCGATCAAAAACTGTATGCGTTCTCGGATCTTTCGGCTGGTGGCCATGAGGTGGCTCGTGTACACCATTTTGTGTCGGCGCAGATAAAGCCCGTTGAGGGTGGCGATCTCAACGATCGAGCCTTTGCCGTTCTGTCGCGCAACGACTAAGCCCACTTCGGGTGCGGTGGTCTGGTTTTGGTCATCGACACCGAGGGCACCATCGAGCACCCGGCGTTGCCAGTCGTCGGCGATCAGTCCGGCCATCTCGGCGAGCTCGCAGGCTTCCGGCCCGGTGGTGGTGGCATAGGGCGGCACCAGCTCGATGCGCGGGGTCTGGCTACCGAGGAGTTTCGCCCATCTTGCGGTCCCGGCGCTCGCGGAGTTCATCCAGGGCGCTCCGTTCCGGCTCTGGGGTCGCTGCCGGTGGCGGTGACGGCATGGTCAGCCGTTCCCAGCGGTCCGTGAGCTTGCGCAGGTCGGCCAGCACGAGACGCAGCTGACTGGCGGCCGGGTTGTAGCCGGCGTCGAACCGCTGCGCCACCGCGCGGCCTAGCGTGATCAGAGCACGGGCGTCGTTGCGCACATCCGGCGGCAGCTGGGCTACCTGCTGCTCAAATTCCTCCGCCGCGCTGTCAGCCATGGCTAGTGTTTCTTCGTCGCGGCGAGCTCGGATTTGAGGGCGGCCAGCTCCATCGCCAGCTGCACGGCAACCGCAGTAACCCCGGGTGCGGCAGTAACACCGGTGCGGGTAGCTTCCCCGGCGATGACATTCAGATCTTTGCGGGAAGTATTCAGTGCAGCTAATGCGCTGACCAATCCACTCGCCGCAGATAATGCCGGGACAACGATTTCAACCACGGCGAACACGTCCATTATCTGGCCTCAGTCGTAGGTAACTTGCTGTACACGTGGTATATCGAGCGCACCTGGTTATTGATTTGGTGTGCCCGCATGTAATTGATCATCGCGAATATGCCCAGCGCGACACCCACGTATGCTACGTGACCTGGTGAGCTGACCCGGATCCCTACCAGCACGAAAGCCAAGGTATAGGCCATGATCAAGCCGGTGAGGAAAATGAGCGCGGCGCGCTCAACTAGCAGCATCGCGTTGGTGAATACGATTTCGCCGGAGATGGCCACCAGAGCTCCGAGAGCTAGACCGCCGAACCACACCCAGCGCGCCCAGGCCGGGAATACCGAGGTAACCTCACCGTTATTCGATAAGCCCCAGGTGGCAGCAAAACCCACGGTGAGGAGTAGCACGAAGATCTCGTAGTAGTTGCGGGTCACCACGGCAATCCCTTGTGAGTTTCGACTACCCTGGCAACCATGAGATTATTCCTCCACATCCTTGGCCTGTGGTGTCAGATACAGCTAGCCCGGCAGCGCCAGCCGGCGCACGCGTGCTCGCCTCCCGAGCAAGCAGCACCGGGCGAAGTGTGGCGCTGTTCGTGTACACGCCGGTACCGGTGCGCGTCGGGTGTCACCAAGATTCGCTCCGATGACGGGCGCTGTCGCATCATCGTGCGAGCACGTTGGCTCCGTTACTGGTTACCGTGGCCGAAGATGCCCTGACCACCGTAGTAGCGCTGCCCGTGCGGAGGGCTTGTTTCTTCGGCTGGACCCGCCGTGCCGTGTACGACACCGGGTGCACCTGGGCGAACCCCAGTGAACCTGCGGCGATCAATTCGCCCAGGTTGTCTACCGCTGAAATTGCCCACGTCGAGCGCCGGCCGTTCACTTCGGTACATTGCGCGGTAATGGTGACGGTGGATTTCCACACCGCTGGCGCCTCGTGGCTGAGCTCTTTAATGCCCGTCCCTAACTGGCAGCCAGTCAGTGACGCCATGATGATGTGCTCGCACCAGTGCACCAGCCGGGCAGAGGCGAGAATGTGCGGCTTACAGATGGCCGGGTAGGTGACCGACACCAGGTCATACCAGCGCACCCGGTATTCGGCGGTGAGTACCTGCCCGACCATGGGATCGGTTCGCGGGATGCGCTGGTGCTGGCAGCACTGGCGGAGGATCTCGACACAGGCCGCCAGCAGCATGCCGAGAGAAAAGATCGTGGCATAGACGTTGAGACCAAGAGGACCGATCAATCAACTACTCGCTTTCGCGCTCTGGGATGCCGGGATAACTTTAAGCATACCAGTAGGGCTCCGCATCGCAGACATAGGGTATCGCCCGGACGGGATCCACCGTGCTCGGCAGCAGGTGTTCGTCCATATAGTGCATAAATGCCGCGCGAAAGGCGCTCGTCCGGTCTTTGCTACCCAGCAAACCGGAATACCCGCAACTACATATTGGCCGCCAGAGCACGATTCCATACATCGGACGCGGTTCTCTACTCGCCAGGTACCGGTCAGACACTGACTCGTAACGGACCAACAGATAACGCACATCATCGACAACAACGATTTCCCCGCGTGCCGGTATGGGCAAGTCGCAGCAATGGGCCAAGAATTCACCGGTAATGAAGTATGTCGGGTCAGTCATGGGGAGGAGTATAGCCAATCCGGGCAGCTACGTAGACGGCACAATTTTTCGTATGCCACAGAAACCAGAGGGCCTCGGTGGTGGCCGGGTCATCGGGGAGCACCGTCGCGATATGTCCGGCCAGCTCGGCGAATTTCGCGCTGAACGGCTGGAGATCTTCGGGTAGATGGCTGTAGGCAAACCGGTCCAGAGCAGCGGTGATGGCTGGGTGTCGCTGGGGAGGGTCACTCATGGGTGGTGATCCTAGCAGGCCGCGTACCTGGGTTGGTCGTGGCTCGTTAGAGGCGGTTATGAGGTTCCCCCGCGAGCATCCATGTTATCGGCGAGAGGTAATCGATCCGCTGCGGATCGTTGATTTTCACCGCTTAGATGCTTCCGGTGAGACCTATCTCGATTACGCTGGGGCCTGCCCTTATCCCGAGTCGCTGGTCATGGATCATCTGTGGCAGCTGCGCGATAGCCTGCACGGCAACCCGCATTCGGATTCTCCGGCGAGTCTGCGGTCAACCGCTGCGCTGACCCGAGCCCGGGCAGCCGTGCTGGAATTTTTCAACGCCGACCCCGACACCTATGACGTGGTATTCACCGCCAATGCCACAGCCGCTATGGCGCTGGTAGGCGCGGCCTATCCGTTCGATGATTTCCTTTATACCGCTGATGCGCACAATTCATTGCTCGGTATCCGAGAATACGCCCGGGAGCGCAAAGCATCGATCCGCTATCTCCCATTGAACAACCAATTGCGCATACCAACCACTGAACTACTCGCGCGACTCACACTACCGGTAGGCGAGCAACGCCTGCTTGGATTTCCCGCGCAGTGCAATTTTACTGGCGTGCAACACCCACTCGAATGGATCGAACACGCCCACGCCCACGGCTGGCGGGTATTGGTTGATGCTGCCACATTCGCGTCAACCAATACTCTCGACTTGTCAGCACATCCAGCTGATTACGTGGCGGTGTCCTGGTACAAGATTTTCGGGTATCCCACCGGCATCGGCTCGCTGATCGCCCGCCATCATGCCCTAGCAGCTCTGGAGCAGCCCAGCCATGCCGGGGGGACCACCAAGGCCGCCTCGGTCGCCGCTGACTGGTATCACCTCGTAGCCGGCGCCGAGGGCTTCGAGCACGGCACGGTGGATTACCTGGCGATGCCGGCCGTCGCGGCGGGCTGTGCGTGGATCCGCGAGCTCGGGATCGAGGCCATCCATGACCGAGTGCGGGTACTCACCCAGTGGACGATCGGTGCCCTCACCCAGCAGCGGCACAGCAACGGAGCGCCGCTGGTGCGTATCTATGGCCCGCTGGGCATGCGGCTGCGCGGCGGCTGCGTGGCTTTCAACTTCCTGGATCCGGCCGGCGCTCTGATCGATGACCGGGTGGTCAGCCAGGCCGCCGGTAGATGGAAGATCTCGCTGCGTACCGGCTGCTTCTGCGCTCCCGGTGTCGGCGAAGCAGCCTTCGGCCTCGGCTCGGCGCAGTTGGCTGCGGCCGGCGAGCTACCGCAGGGCACCCCGCTCGATGACTACCTGCGCGCGCTGGGGATGCCCACCGGCGGAGCCATACGGATCTCCTACGGGCTGGCCAGCACCGCGATAGACGCCGAGCGATTCATCGCTTTTGCCGAGTCGTTCATCGACCAACACCCGAGTCCTGGTGATCTACCACAGCGGGTACACTGTTGATGCATGAAACCGCGTGTTGGGCGAGCCAGCGATGAATATCGGCCCATTTGCGTGTACGAATCCCCACCAGACATTTTGCAATGTGCGCTACCGGCGACTGTGCATGTCATGGTGCGGGATACCCACTACGGCATCGTAGCCCTTGCTTCCTGCGACAATCATCTAGCGATAGCGCTGGCCGCCGGGGAGCTCATCATGCTACATCGATATGCAGGTGTATGCGGCTTTCCCGGGACACTTTGGGATGAGCAAACAAACCAATGTGTGCTCGATGATAGCGGGCAAGAAAGAGCAGCTACTCTCCGGCGAGCTGAGCACTATTAGATCACCAGTGCAACACCATATGCAGGATCGCAGTCATCAGAGTACAGAGCACCCCAAACGCGAGTACCAAGAGCAGCGTTTGGCATATCTCGCCGCACTCAAACCGCAACCATTCCAGCACTATTTGTTGTCCGCGTAGGGTGTCTCGCTTGCGGTTGGATCACCGCCGGTGGGCGGTTCATCCCACATTCCGCGCTCCACATCATCCCCCTCGGCGGCGGCGGGCTCGCTATCAGCAGCTCTGCGCACCCCCGACTGTGCAAGTCCCCGGTAGGCTACACCAGCTGGCTTCGGTTGACCAGACCCCCGCGCGGCCGGCGTTCGCACCGAATAACCCGGAGTGGGTCGACGCATGATTGCCCTCACTTTCTTGAAAGTGTAATACGCGATTACCTGAGAACTCATCGACCAGGGAATGCAGGATCACAAAGCGATTCACGAGGGCGGAATGATTAACTGATTCGGAGTCTCAGGTGACTGACCATTACCCTGCTGGGATAGTAGTTTCCGCCGCTCGTTTTTCAGATCTAGCACCTGCTCGCGGACTATCCTCTTGATAATCGCTTCGTCCACACCGATCGGAACCATGAAAACACGCTGAAGATACGACCCTAACGCGTGATGCGCGGGAACGTGTGTGTACACCCAGAATCCGGTTTGCGCGCCTACGGGGGTATTGATGACATTCCAGCCCAGTTCCCAGGTCAAGTCATTTTCGTTATCGACCTCGGCCATTGCTTCCGCGAATAGCGGCCGGGCGTTTTCCAGCAGTTCATTTGCCATTGATCGCCTCCCAGGTTATCAAGCAGAGCACCCCAGTATGCCTACATCGTAGGTGACCGGACTCGAACCGGCCGAATTGGCGATGTGAAGGAGATCAGCAGTCGTCGCCGTCACCACATAGCCGGTAGCGTCCGCCGAGCCGCACACCCAGCATATCGCTGCGCCAGGCCGGACGATCGCGGTATGCGTGAGCGCGCCGAACAATCCCGCCACACCGTTAGCCGCAGCATTGCCCACCACCACGTTGTTTGTGTTGCCACTCGCGGCGGCTATCACCAGTGCTTTGATCCGAACGAAAGTCAGGGTATTGCCGAGTGGGTCAAGCAGCACCCCGGCGAGATCCAGATCCTCGGCGGCGCTGGCCACTAGTGTGCGCTGCCCCCAGTACACCAGATCGGCGTTACCCGCGCCGGTGCCATTCGTGAGCGCGCTGCCATAGGCTTTCGTCAAAGCATCGGTCGCGCTTCCGATCACCCCGGAGGTATTGGTCAGTGTGGCGTTGAGCGTAATCGATGCCAGCGAAGCCAGACTAGTGGCCATGAAAGATACCCCCGATACATCCCCGATTGGCTAGTCACGACCAGCGACCCACGCCATGACCTTTGCGTAACAGTCGTCGCACACTAGTGCCTTGTCATTGAAATCGGCCGGCGGCAGCTGTGACCAATTGTCGGCATATTCCGCCAGCGCCTCGGCATCAGTCCACCCTTTGATGAACTCACCACCACACACGCCGCATACGAATGTCCGGTCCAACTGCATTCCCTATGGCATCACTTGCTTGACCTTATCCAGGTGGCCGCTCTCATCAGCACCGGTATCGGAGAATACCCAGGGCTCATGCCCGTCGCCGAGCAAGACGAACTCGTGTGTATCCGGGTCGTATCCCAGGGCGTAGCCTCTCGGGTGAAACACCGTCCGGTTGATCAGCCAGAGCAAGCCATCAGCCCGCAGATCCACGGGACGCCGAGAGCTCGATCCTGCGGCAACCAGCACAGCGATACCTCCTGCCGCTGGTCATCGAACAGGCGCGGAGAACTGGGCGTGCAGCTTGAGTAGGTCGTCCAGCGAAGGCCCGCCGGGTGTCTCGGTGATGCGTGACAAGCCGCACTCGGCGGCCACCGCGAACGAGCGTCCACTCCCGAGCAGCGCGGCTTCGATCAGGCGCTGCGCGCACGCCGCGTCTCCGGTGTAGGGAATGACCCCCAGGGCAAGCCCGTAGTCTCCCAGTCCGTGCAGCGGGCGGTAGTACTCTGGGTCAACTCCTGATACGGCATCTGCGGGCATCGACACGAAATCCGGCGCGGCGGCATTGGCCAGGGTCATGCACGTGTTCAGGTCGCGCGGCCGGGTAAAGTGGGTGTGGTGGTAATCGCCGTAGCAGGTGTGCAGATGCCGGGGTATCCCGGCCGGGATCAGGCTCATGGCGTTGCGTAGACTGTCGGCTATCCCCAACTCATCGGCGAGAGACTCGGTTGCGGCAAAAGCACCCTCGATCACGGCCACCTCGATAGCCGCATCGAGCTGAATAATCAGGTCTTGGGGAGGAATAATCGTGATGTCATCGATCTCGTCAGCCATGGTGGCCTCAAGAATCGGCAGGAAGCGCGCCTGGTCATCGCGGTTGACAAACGTCACATCAATAGCGTACGGGGTAGGCAGGCATACCCGGAATTTGACGCCAGGCGGGATGATTCCCTGGTCGCGCAGTGTTGCGAACACCTCGTAGGAGGCGGTGGCCGCTTTTGCGTAACCAAACGGCGGTACGTAGTCCACAGAAGAATCGATGCCGAGCACCGGGAATCCATCGTAAGCCGGGTCCGCGTTCGGTGGATTGGCCTGCCCCATCAGCGTGATGCCCGGCACGGCGAGTAGTTTAGGAACCAGCCGCACGATCCATTGGTCGCGCCAGTCGAATTCGCCGTCAGTCATCGACTCCTGGCGGTCACCCAGCGTGCGGGCCTGAGTGAGAAACGCGGTTTTGGCGTCCGGCACCGGAAGGCTGCCATTGAGATAAACACCGAGCACTCGGTCACTGATTGTCATGGCCGAGGATCCTAGCAGGCGCCCTACAGCGGACGGTTACCGGGTGTGTCCGAACTCATCGGCCTGCGGAGAGTGAGCTGACTCCGCCGGGGCACGCCCGCAGGAGAATTCCGTGCATGATTCCGTGGGGTTAGGCTGTTCCTGGGATGCGAAAACACTGGTAAAGATCTGGGAAACCTGCATAGCCGCGCTCCCTCGAAAATTGCGGGTCAGGACTGGATGATCCTAGCAGACCACCCATCACAGGCAGTCAGCGGGGGCACCACCCCTATACCATGATCATTTTCGGGGATTTTTATTCCTGGGGATCGAGAACCGAACCGGAGAGAACATCGCCGGCTACTTGATCTCTAAAAAACTCGCCAGCCACGGCCACATCAACGGCTGCGATTACGTGCCCGCACCCCAGTGATAGCAAACGCCACGAACGAGGCGACACCAATCAGCACGCAATGCCGGCAGCGCATCGCAATTACCCTCCAAATGTTGTTCGCCACTAGCCGTAATCATGCACGCGCACGAATTGCGCCCAGTCAGCCGGCGTCGTGCGGCGCGGGCTGGCGCGGGACGGCACATCGAGCTTGACCCGCTCGTAGCCGTAGGCGGCCAGCGAGCTGCACACCACGTGCCCGGGAGGGCCTTGGCCCTTCCAGTTCTGTCCCCACAGCTCTTGTGCGCCCAGCGCTGCCATGGCGTCGGCGACCACGACAGACCAGTCATAGGGCGTGCCCAGCAGCCCGAGCGCGAGCTCGGCCACACCAGCGCGCTGTGCGGGTGTCTTGGGCTGCCTGGCGTTGGTCAGGACATGCGGCGAATCGAGGTACGCGCTGGCAATGTGCCAGCCGACACCGCCGGGGCGACCCTCGATCACCCACCACGTGCCGTTGGCGTCCTGGTGGTGCACCACGGCAATGTGATCGATCAGGCTGGGATTTCCGGCCAATGCGGATGCGGCGCTGATCCAGCGGCTCGCGCGGCGGGTGGTGTGCACTAGGAGAAGATCGCCGACATCGACAGTCACCACCGCAATCCCCCATCACGTGTACACGCGGTTGCATAATCATTCGCGGCCGAGCGGCCACCGGCATGATCAGATGTCATAATGACCATTATCATGCGCGGCGAATCGACATAACCGCAGGCCAGGAATTCGCGGCGGCAATATCCGTTTATGCATTGGCCACATCGTGGGAATGTCACCCACGGTAATGGATAGCCGGACCGCATATCCAGCCCGAATGGCAGTCACCGAGCGTGAACGTCACCCGGGGTAACCGCCGAGGGCCATGATCAACGCGGGGGCGGCCACTCTGCGTTATGTGTCGGCACTGGTTGTCGAGAGAGAATGTCGGCGGGGAGGAACGCCCCTGAGCTGACCAGCCATTATCCGTCTTTGTCAGAGTCGGACTGACCCATGCTGCCGGGTGCAACATCGCTGGCGAACGGCTCATCATTCTCACCGAAGACGTTGGTATCCCGATCGACCTTGGGCCTGGCATCGCTGGCGCCATCATCAGGCGGGGGGACTTGTTCGATCTCCTCACCGTCAGAGCTGATGTTCAGCCCGTTGCGGCGCGTCTTGGCCGGGTAGCCGATGGTCGCTGGCGCGCGGCGGATCGTCACCCGTGGCGGTGTCGTGCTGCTGTAGGTGATGCGTGACCGCCGAGGCATTGATCAGTCACCATCCGAGTCTTTGTCGTCGTCGCGGCGCTTGTCTTTGTCGTCGTCATCCGATTTGCTGTCGGAATCATCGGCGCGGCGGAGCTGACCAGCGATCGGCGCATTTCGCGCCAAGGTGGGAACGCTAGGCCGGCGTACTACGCCACGGGGGATCGCGCTGCGGGCGGTCGAAATGTGCTTCATCGTAAACTCCTGGTTTCGTGCCGTCAGAGGGTCTTATCTGTATCGGAAACGGTATCGGTATCGTCCGCCGCACTGCCGCTGAATACCGAGCCCACGGATTCGCCTTCGCTGCCCGGGATTTCCAGGGTGGCGCCGGATCCGCTGGTTTGCTCGGTCTTGCTGCTGGTGGCCGCGCGGCCGATGCGCACCTGCGGGAGGTCGCCCTCGGGATGGCGTGCTTTCTCCTGCGCGAGCAGGTGAGCCGCCTGGGTGTCGTCGTGAGCGTCCACTCCGCTGCGCAGAGCCGCAGGTGTGACCACGGCGCGGGCCGTACGCGGGAAGCCGTACCGAACCGCGCCAGGCGCGCTCGGCGTGGGTTTGCGGGTCATCGTGGCGCCTCTCTGCTGGCCGTCCATTGCGTGGGATCGCCGATGCCGAACAGGCAGGATTGCGCGAAGTTGCACCAGCCGGGGCTGGGCAGTGTCATCCGCTCGCCAGCGGCGATCAGCGCGTCGAGCTCCGCCCGGCTGATGTGCAGCTCGCTGGCCAGCACACCGGCTACGTAATCGAGGGTGGCGCCCTCATGCGCCAGGGACAGCCGGTAGCGGTACAACTGGCGCAATAGCTCGATCGGCTCGCCGAGGTAGGTCAAGTCGTCGAAACCGCGCTCTGGCGCGCTGCCCCATGGTCCGATCACCACTCGCCATACATTCGGTTGGACTACCGAGCCATAGAGTGCCTGCCATTGCCCAGCGCTGCGCGCATCCGGCTCGTTGGCGTACAGAGCACGCATCTGCGCCTGAGCAGATTCCTCGGAGTCGTGGCATCCCAAAGGATCGCTCGAATCCTTTTTGAGCACAGCCCATGGTCTACTGGAGGGACAGCTCTCTGATTTGCTCACGTGATAGGGCATCAGATCTACCCTCCCCTCGGGAGTTCCTCGATGTCAGCTTTCATGCTGTGCTCGATGTCTGCGAGCAAGTTATCGGATGCCTCGGTCACGCTGGTATAACCGGGTCCAGATTGCCTGATCTCGGTACTGGCCGCCAGCCGGCGGAGCATGATAGCAAGACGGTAGATCGCCGTCCATTGGTCGATCCGCACCAGCATCACTACAGGTCCAACAGATCTACGCAAGACAGCAGACCATAGCAATTAGTGAACTCGTGATGATGACTGTTCTCGGTGTGAGTATTGTTCCCGCCGGTGGTATTATTGCCATTGTTCACGCCATCGGCTCGCTGCATCCCGCCATGGACTGGCGCAGCACCCGCGAACAGCGCCAGCACAATGTAGAGCACTATGCCGATCACCACGAGCGAGATTCCCGCCGGGAAGCCATAGGGCACCACGAATCCAGACGTGAACGGCAGCACCGAAAGCAAAATCAGCACCAGCCCGAGTACGGCGACAATGATGCAAATCGTTCCGAGCATGCGACACCTCCCCTTTGTCACCAGCTGCGCGATGATCGCACCGGCAGTTCCCACAATGCACGTATCGGTTGTTTCTTGCGTTGGTACGGGAATCGATGGCCGGCGCGCACCGCCTCAGCACGGGCTCGCAAACTCAGCCAGGTATTGCAGCATCGGTGACAAGGCGCGTGATTGGCGGGATCCAACGGATCGCCACCCTGCCAGAGCTCGCGAATGTGATGCACCGTGGCGGCCAACCGATGGTTGGGATACAGCTTGGATCGCTCGTAGTCGATGACCCCGGGGCAGTCCGGCACCCGGCCGTAGCCGTAGCAAACCAATCCCCGGGCAGCGCCAGCGGCCAGGCAGGCGGCCTGTGCTCGGCGCCAGCGGGCTCCTTTGCGGCCAGCCCAGCGCGGCGGATCAGAGACTGGGGCTGGCATCGGTGCGGGGTAGCGGAGTGGTCGGTGCGGGATCGGCGAGACCAGGGATCAGTGGCGCGGTAGAGCTGGGTGCCCAGCCACTGGCCGGCAGTTTGGCTCCAGCCGCCTCGATACGGGTCAGAGGTCCGTGGCCAGTCAACCGTGAAGTCCAGCCGCTCACACCGCCACTGAGGACGATATCGGCGGGCCGCATCCCGAGATGCTCGCACGCGGCAGCGAAGTTGATCACATCTTGGAGTGTCAGCGGGTGGCCAGACTCCGCGCTCTCAGCTAACTCCATGCAACGTCCCCTCACAGGCAGTGATGTCTACGCGGGTCGGAACGCTACACCCCGGCCAACCGCTGCACCCCGGTGGTCAGCCGCTCAGTCGTCCCAGCACCAGCGGTGCCAGCGATCCCAGTGCCCGCGCCGGTGCTGGCGGTGGTCGTCTCGGTCACCTCGATGGTCATCCCGGCCATGGCCGTGGTCGTCGCCACCGCCGTCCGAGCCCATACCTGCTGTGAAGATCTCGGAAACTCGCATGATCACGCCTCTCCCCTGTTCGGTTCTGCTTCCCACACAGCCCCGGTTATCGGTGCGCGCTAGGTTCCCGTTAGCGACCATTAGGGTGAATTTCAGCTCAGGATTCCCTGCCCGAGTATCAAGGCGTCGGCCGCCAGCATCGTTATGAGCAGCACCAGCCAGATGCTGACCAGCACGCCGAGGACGGCAGCGCGGCGGAGCTGATACACCCGGGACCGTGCCACACAGGCCCTAACGCCCACCTGATCCGCGCGGTGCGAGTGACCCGCTACACAGCCGCTACGGTGCTGGTCAGTGGCCCGCTACAGGGGTGCTACGAGATCACCTGAAGATCAACCTTGGCGGTTTGGGGTGACATCTCGGGATAGTGAAGCATTCTGCGGCCAGTAATCCCGCCAAGGCAAGAGGCACGTGGTCTTTTTCTGTGTGATGATCACCGGTCCGGGGTACTTCGTTTGGTTCCCCGGTCACTGCGGGGCAGCCTCTTGCCGGATCCGCGCAAGGCGGCCAGCTCTTGGGCTTCCACCGGATCGAGCAACCAGGCCCGGCCGCTGCGGGCTGCTGTCAGGCGGCCTTCCCGAGCCCACCGCCGCAGCGTGGTCTCCCCCACGCCGGCCAGCCGGGCGACCACATCGATCCGCTCCAGCGCCACGCAGGCGTAACGCCCACGCGGTCAGTCGGTGACGGTGTGTCTCCATGAGGGCAACTGCGCTTGGAGCCGCAGCATCTTGATCCCCACGTCGCGCCACGATTCCACGCCCCAGGGCTCGCGGTGCCGGCGACATCCCACGGTGTGGCAGCGCAGCACGGCGGGCTCAATGCCGATCCGCACTGGCACATAGGCAAAAACAGGTCCGAGGCAATAGCGGGTCTCTCGGATTTCCGGGCATCTGCCCACGGGGAAAGAAGTGCGATTCGCCGGGCGGTCGATCGCGGCGCGAGCACGGGTCACCGCTCGATCGATCTGGGTGTATGCCTCCCCGGCGGTCTCCAGCGCGCGCAGCCAGTCCAGGCGCATCGCCAGCCAGTGTGCCACCCGGCCGAACTTGGCCGGTACCAGCCACGGCGAGCTGCGCGTCTGCGCCACCGCGTGCGCCCACTGCGTCACCGTTGAGACCAGGCACTGACTGGCCTGTGTCGCGGCCTCGCAGTAGGGTAATCCCAGTTCACCGCCACCCCGACCGGCCGAGACGGTGAGCACCATCCAGCGAGCTCGGGTGGCCGCCAGCTCGTGATACAGATCACCCGCCGCGTGCAGGTGATCAGCTAAGCGATCACCGCAGGAGAGACAGAGCAGGTAGCCCTCGCCGGCTGGCCGGGTACACACGATGCAGCTCGCAGCCATGAACACAACCGCTAACACAGAAGCCAGCAAACGGACTAGGCGTACGGGGTTAGCGGTTGGTAAGTCGGCCATCGAGCCGGTATGGTGTCCTCAGCTGAGGTCT